CTTCTTCTTCTTCTTCTTTGTTCTTTATATGGGGGGTCTGTATGTCGTTTAAGTGGACAATTTGTCCGTTCAGTGGGGCGTGTCGCGTTTCAGGGGTGTTTTCAGTTAGGGCTAGTTTGAGGCTATTTTCGATAGCTGCTAACTCTGAGGGGGTGTTATGAATTTCGACATTTTCACAATTGAGAGGGCAAGAAAGTTTCAGGCGATAAGTGTCCGCTTGCCTTGAATTGGCTTCTGGCTTGATCCGTTCGAATAGCTCTATATCTACCAAATAAGCGAGGCTGCGTTTTATGGTTCGCCTGTTCAGCCCAAGGGTCTTAGATAGGGTGCTCGAAGCGTTCGAGAAGGCGTTAGTTTTGTTTCTTGCTTCGTATGCCAGATACCAGGCTAGAAGGCGGTCAGAAGGGGTTAGATCAAGTTTGTCTGAGTGCGCTAGAAGGCGGTTCAGGTGTAAATAGGACATTAGGTTTAGCGGTGCTTTCTGCCCCTGCTATGAGGCTTGGTTAAGGTTTTTGGTGCTTCGAAGGCTGTTAGCGCAGACTTCTATGGTTGAAACTTTACTTTACTTACCAGACTTAATTTCTGGCTTTGTGGTTATATCTTGTGGCTTTAGCTGGTTTGAGTAAAGTTTTTCAATTATTGGGCGTGTCTTTAGTTTGTTTGTATTGCCCCGCGCGCAATTTGTGCTCTAAACTAATGAGGTAGCAGAGGGCGAGAGGACATTAACCTTTTAGCGAAGGTGCCCGAAGTTAAGGTTTAGAAGACCCCTAGAGATAGGGGTTTTCTTTTTTAAGCCTTATGCCCTGTTAGCCCTAGTTTTCGGGGGTGTATAGGCACTTTATACCTGCGGTTTATGTCTATTTAGACTAGATACTTACTAGTTTTATTTGAAGAATTCTTCAGCCTGTTCAGCTGGTTTCCAAGTTCGAACTGAAAAATCTATTTCCCCTATTGCCTCTATCGCCCAGAGAAGATCGCAGAAGTTATCTGGTTCAGGGTTCATTTCAGAAGCCACTATTGCCAGTTCTATTTGTAGCCGTTGCTCGCCGAAGGTTGCTTTCCCTTGTGCGCTTTCAAGTGCCTTAATTAGCGGGCTAAAGTCAATCGGTTCAGGGTTCAACATTAGGCAACCTTCTTTCTGGTTTTTGTCTGCGGGCTTAGAAGTATTTGTCGAATTGTGTTCGGGTGCCATAAGCCGCCATTAGGCGGGGTTAGTTTCTTCTGGGTTAGTTTCTTAGCAATTTCTCGCAGCGTATAACCTTCAGCGTTTAGCCTGGCAATTAGTTTTCTGGCTTGTGGATCTAGTCTGCCTTTATAGCCCTCATCTACTCCCCAAATTATTCCCCTGTCGCGTCTTGCTTCGTGTTGCCTTAAAACTCTTTCCGAGATTAGGTTGCTTTCCATTTCGGCGAATTGCGCAAGAATTCCGAAGGTCAGTTTCGCACTAGGCGAGGCAAGAATATCCCCGCCCAAGTTAGAGATCCATAACCGCCAGTTTTCTTTCTTAGCTCTCTCACCTATTCGCAGAAGGTCAATGGCACTTCTTCCAAGGCGGTCTATGTCTAGGCAGAATAGGGCTTGCGCTTTACCTAGTTTGAGGTCTGCCAGTGCTTCTTGAAGTTTTGGGCGTGATCCGTTGCTCGCAGACTTTATTTCTGCCACTAGTTCCACTTCGTAGCCTTGCTTCTCAGCTTCAGCAATAAGAAGACCTGCTTGGCTGTCTAGGCTGTGCCCTGTTTCGCTTTGCCTGTTTGTGCTAACCCGCGTGTAAATAATCGCTTTAGGTTTATCTCTCATTTTGCCCTCTGTCCGTTGGTTATTTCAGCCTAAGCGTTATCAGTTGCTTACAACCTATAACTTAATCAAGCCGTTATAAATCTTTAGGGCGGGAATAATGGTTTTTTAGCTGCGGTTATATCTGGTTAGCGTTGCCAGAATTTCTTTCGGCGTTCGTCTTGCTTCTCTAGGGTTTCAATGGATCGCCCTGCCAATAATCGAAGGTCTGCCAAGTTCGCTTCTAAAGCTGCGATTAGTTTTTTTAGTGCTTCGTTTTCGGCTTGAAGTAGTTGAAGGTTCAGCGGGTTCGGTTGCGCTTCTTCTGGGCTGGCTTGCGCTGGGGCTGGCTTATTGCCTTTCATAATTCCCGCGTTGAATAGATCGCTGAGGGGTATCTGCCAAGTTTCTTGGTTCTCGCCAGGCTTCATAATCTTTCTAGCGTTCGGCAACCTAGAGGGCTGTCCAGTAAGCCCCAAGTATTTTCTAATAGTCATTACAGACTTACCCGATAGCCTTGCGGCTTCACTTATGTTTAGTAGATCGTCTTCTAAGCTCATAAAAACTAGGCTAATCGCTTGAAGTTCAGGGCATAGATAAGCCGTATAGGTGTTTTGGATAACTAATTAGACTAGCCACTTACAAGGCTGGGTTTATACGCGGTTATATAAGCCGAATAATCTGCCTATTGTGTAAAAATCCGCTAACTTGCGTGGGGTGAAAGCCTAGCCCCAGAAAAAAGCCCTGTAAGGCTTCTAGAAGGGTTTATAAGCGTTTATCGGGTTTAGATACCTAATTAGACTAGCCACTTACTAGGGGTCTTTATACGGCGTTTATAGAGGTCTGTCTAACCTGTTCGCGGTCTTGCTGGCGTCTTTTCAACTGGTCTAACTTACTCTCAGCCTTTATCTCAGCTAACCCCAATTTGGATCTACTATCAACACTTAAGCCAAGTAGCCCTAGGTTTCTTACGATCGCGTTTTCTAGTTCTATCAGCTGGCGGCTGGCGTGGAAGTCTTCTGGGCGTTTAGCAACCTGTTCTTCGAATACGAGCTGCCTGTCTAATTGTTTACAGGTAAGAAGCAATAGTTCAACATCTGTTCGAGGGCTTATCCAGGTCTGCCCCATAGTAAAAACTCTTTCCCATAGAAGGCTTCCTGCTACCCCTAAATTTTGGTGAGGTTCAACATAACCCGCGGTTAAAGTAATCGTTGAATTTATGTCTGGAAGTTTTTGGTGTCCAAGGTTTCCCAGTTTTCTTTTCAGCTCTAAGGGCTTCGCGGGTGTAGGCATAACTTAATTATATCCTTCTAAAGTTTTTCTTTGAGGGTAGGAAACATCTCTGAGGATAAGGCTCGGGGTGTAGTCATATACACATAAAGAAAACGCTATGCCCCGCCCTGTAAGCCCCTGCCCTTGGTTCACTTTAGAAAGTAGCGTTCGAAGTGTCTGAGGTCTTGCGCGTGAAGTTCGCTGGGTTGTAAGTAGGCATAAGGTTCGGCTTTTCTTCGATCCGTTGAAACTTACCTTTCCAGTTGAAGAAGGTTTTGCCTGTTCTGCCGTAGCGGTTCTTCGCAACCTTGAAAACTAGTTCGCTGTCTTCAGCGTCAGGGTCTTTTCTTTGAACAATAAAAGCGACGGCTGCGTCTTGCTCTAATTGCCCGCTTTGTTTCAAGTGAACTAGCTGGGGTTCGTCGTTTCCGTCGCGGTTTATCTGAACTAGTAAAACAATTGGGATATCTAAATCTTTAGCCAGTTGCCTTATCTGCGCTGAATAATCGCTTATTCGGTCAGTAGGGCTTGAATAGAATTTGCCGTCGCTGGCTATGTTGTCGAGCTGGTCTATGAACACTATTTCGCAGCTTCTATTTCTAACCCTTGCCTTTATGTCTTCTAGTAGTTTCCCAATTGTTAGACCGCCCTCAGGGGTGCCAATAAATTTAATGTTGTCTGAAGTTTCTACCGCGTAAGCTGCGGCTAGTTCAGATAGATCTTCAGGCTGGCGGGGTTCGTCGCTTATCGGGTTCTCTATGCCTGTTTGAATTGTTGAAAGTCTGGCGTGAATAAATTTCAGAGGCATTTCCAGAGAATAGAAAACTACTTTGGCATTTCGAATATTGGTTGCCAGGTTCAGGGCTACGCTGGTTTTTCCGTTGCCTGTTCTTCCCGCTAATAGGTAGTAGCTCGCTGGTCTAAAGCCGCCTATGAATTCGTCTATCGAAGGAAAGTTAGTTGGAATAACTTTTTCTGGGGTTTGAAGACTATCTATCCAGTTAAGTTTGTCTTCTAGTGGCGTGGTTTCTCTTTGAGGTTCAGGCGGCTTCTTTATCTCAGAAAGCAACCTGTCGGCTTCGGCTAAATCTTTTTCGTTCAAAACTGGTTTAGTCATTAGATCCTGAAGTAATAACTTCTTATGGTCTTTAGCCCCTTGCCTAACTTTTTCGGCGAAGTAAGAAGCTGAGGGGTTCACATCTTCTAGCCCGCTTATGGCGTGTAAATCGCTGAAAGCCCTGCTATGTTCGCCCCCTAATCGTTCTAAGGTTTCTTTCGTATAGAGATCCAAATACGCGTTCCAGTTAGGTTTCTGGGTGTCCAGTATGACTTGCCAAATTTTCCCGCGGTGAGGGTCTGCGAAGTCTTCGGGTTTGATATCTGCCGCCATATAAAGTTCTTCAGCGTGGGTCTGAATAATTCTTTGAATAAGTCTTACTTCTGGATCGTCATAAAACGGCATTAGAAGCCCCCTAAAGCCTTCGCTTCTGAGGTTTGATTATCTAGCCAGTTAGCCGCAGACTTCGGGTAAGTATCGCCTAAAGACTTCTTGTAGAGGTTAGCTGCTTCAATAATTTCGGCAAGGGTTTTACTTTGTCGCAATTTCAGAAACGCGGTTGCTGTCTTCTTGAAGTCTTGGTTGCCCTCAGGTCTTTTCGGGTATGCCTCTAAGAATTCTGCGAGGTCATCTTGCCAGGTAAAAATCGTTTTCAAATAACCCGCGTAAGTTTCGCCCTGCTTCTCTTTAGAAAGTTCGTCGAAGTGATCGTTAGCCTGTTCAGTTATCTTCTGGAAAAACTCTTTCAAGCGTTGCTGCTTGCCTTCTGGCGTGAGAGGTTCAGGGTGTAGCTGGTTCGCTGTTTTGTAAAGTTCAGTTTGAAAGAATTTGGCTGGGGTGTGTTCGCCTTGAATATTGTTTTCTTCTCTGAACTGAAGTTTTGCTTTCTGGATCGCTTCTTCTCTAGCCTCTAAAACTGCTTTTTCTTCACTGGTTAGCAACACTTCTAAAGTGCCGAGGTTTCTCGAATTGTAGCCAAATTGAATAGCTAAATCGCCTTCGCTGTCCATAGTGAACTCGAAGTTATCTTCTAGCCCTGCGAACTGGAAAGCAACTTGGAGAATTTCTAATGCCTCATAAGTGCCATAAATAACCCCTTCGCTTAGGGTGCCTTTCGCAGCTGAGGCGTCTAAGAATTTGGAAGCGATAGAAAACTTTTTGATAAGGCTTTCAAGAAGTTCAAATTCCATAAGCCAAGTGCCTTCTGAAGTTTTGCCCCCTTGCCCCAGATAGCCCGAAAGCGTGGTTAGCCAGAAAGAATAAACTCGGTCAGGCGTGGATCCGATTACATAAGACTTTTCAGCGGTTTTCGCTTCTGGGTTTGTGCTTGTGTAAGTTCTTATCTCAGCTTCAATAGCCAGAAGGTCTTTTTTCAGGGCTGGGGCTTTATCGCTGTCGAAGTCTGTTTCAGATAGTTCTTTTCTAAGTAGATCTCTTTTAGCGGTCAAGGCTTCATAAGTGCCTTCGAAGTTATCCAGGCTGGCTTCTATGAGTGTTAGGTCTTCGGCGTAGCTCAGAAGGTTCTTAGGGCTTTTCTGAATAGTGGTTCGTAAGTAAGGTTCTTGCCTTCGCCAGTTATCCAGTTTCTTCGCTTCGAATAGTTCTAAGGCTGCCTTAAGTATTTCGTCAGGTCTGAGGGTGATAAAGCCTTGAAGTGTGAAGTGGTCTTCTGTCTTGGTCTTCAGTTGCTTCAGCGTGGTTTTGATAAGCCCTAAGACTTTACTTTTTAGAAGCTCAGAGGCTAAAACTTCTTCTTCTTCTTCTTTGTTCTTTATATGGGGGGTCTGTATGTCGTTTAAGTGGACAATTTGTCCGTTCAGTGGGGCGTGTCGCGTTTCAGGGGTGTTTTCAGTTAGGGCTAGTTTGAGGCTATT